AGGACTACCTGCCTATCTGTATCGTTAAGGACTTCTATACCTTTACCGCCTATAGAATCCTGCAAGGTATTACATTTATCGCACCATGCAGCTTTAGTTACAGATCTTAATTCGCCGCCTTCAAGCCGCGCTATTACGCCATCTCTTATTATCTCGACGTATCCCATCAGGTATTACCTGCCAACATATCATCGACGTTAGCACCAGACGAAGGCGATACCGTAAAAGCAGGCTTTACCGGTGGCACCCATTTACCACTGGCATTTAATTTATACCAGAGAGAATCGCAACCACTAGCTTTACCCATAATGCAGGTATAGCCGTAATAATCGCGGCCGTTTTTAGATCCTTGCTTTAAGGCCATTACTCCATGATTACAAATAGGAGCCTTTTCGATCTCACTAGCACCTAGAGTTTCTGATATTTCTGCTAACTGCTGAGCTAGTGGTACTACAGGCTTAGAATTAGGCACGTAATCAGACTTTATAGGTTCGTTACTAAGGCGCTGGACTTTCTCCATATCTTCTTTTGTAGGCCGTTTATCGACCCCTAGAAGTAAGCCGGCGCACCTTCCGTAGCTGCTGGTGATGCAGTTTTCTACCCAGAAATCCCGATTTACGCCACGATCAGACCTAGCTTCATAAGCTACATCTACGGCGGCAGGATTTAGATCGTTAGCATCTCGATAGATTTCGGTAACGGCATATACGTAGCCTTTATCGTGATCTATTTTTAACTCCCTAATATTAAATCTATTCATAGGGTAATTGTCATGGACTCTTTTTATTCTTGAGGCCGCACCTTCGTAATCGTTTAAGTTAAACACGTTCGGCCGCCTTTACTGCTTCTGCGTAAGCCTTTTCTGCAGCTCTACCAGCGATCAGTTTTCGACCGACTTCCATCTGCTCATTTAAAGGCCAGACTGATCCATCTGGCATAGTAGAGATTTCTGCTCGGTGCGCTTCGCAGTAAGCTCTTTCGTTGTTTTTACCTTGATGAGTTTCAGAAGTGCAGACTACTATCGCCTGCGTTTTAGCTTTAGGGTGCCAGTCGTCTTTTACCCTGCCCCATTGAGCCTTACAGTAATCGCAGTACCTACCAGCCGGCGCTCTAGTTATCACTAGACACCTTGCGCCACTTAGAAGCCAATAAATGCGCTTCGCGCTTTCCATCTTTATAACCTATGGAGTAGAAGTAACTACCTATACAAACTGCCAGCATTAGATAGGTAGCGTAATCGATATATTTCATATTAGCCCTTAACTACCGGTAACCCGACGTTACCGATAATAGAAGGGTAAAGGCTTGTACTGACAATAGGCAAGGACCGACACGCAGTAAGCCTATTTACCGCCTAAAATCTCATAGATGGAATCTACTCTCGCGCTCAATACTCTAATTTCATCGCGGAGCGATTTTCCACTATTCGGAAGAAGCTCTACCATGATCGATTTAGTGACTACTTTAATAACTGAGTAGATAGCACCTAATAAACCTAGAATACAGCCTATTAAGGCGATCCACTCAGTCAGCATCATTTACTTACTACGACCGAATTCAGTAGCAGAAGGATCTAGCCACTTTAATACAGGCCCGATAAATCCGGCTATAGCTGCATAACCTAGCTCTTTAGGAGCAGTTATTCCAGCCATATATAGAGCACCGGTAGAAGCTAAAGAAGCTCTTACCCATGATAAAAACATCTGTTTATACTTCATGTTTTTAGTCCTAACTTGATTATTAACGCTGCCGCTTTGACAGGCGTTAAATCTATTTCGTAATGTTGCTCGTCTTTCCTATTCACGTAGTTACCGCCCCATTTCAAACCATACTTTTTACATAAAGCCTGTATTAATACTATCTGCATAGGGTTAAAAGTGCCGGCATGTCCTAAAGGGTGGCGCGTAGCGTTTATATCGATGGCAGACCCAGAGCTATGATTACTCAGTCTGTCAGCGCTACCCCTTATATTTCTAAAACAATATCCCCAGTCGTCAAGGCTACCTTCATCTATTGGTTCTACGTGCGAGTGAAATTCTGCAGCGAAGGTAACTAATAAAGGAGCTGCGCCTTCTGAGCATCTAAGTTTTATTTTAGTGCCGGGAACCTTATAGCTTTTAATCCCTATCTCTTCGGGATCTTGGCTAGCTTGCCAGCCGTTAGAGGATAGGATCATGCGCCGGATTATTGCAATTCCATAAACATACTTCGTTTAAAATAGCCTCATCATGGCATTTAAGCGGTATAAAACCATCTCTCACCTCATCATAGGTATAACCAATACCTGCATAGTTAAATCTAATACTGCCGTTATAGCTTGTTTTAATCCAAGTACCGCCAAGATTATCTATTAACCATTGGTATCCTTCATCACCTGCTGGGTCATTATTATCAGCAACAAGAACGCGAATAACTTTATTATCTTTATCAATTTCTGCCCAATGACTCATACTGCATACCTCACTGCTATAAATCCTGAACCACCGTTACCTGCTGGATAGTTAACATAAATTCCACCGCCGCCACTACCGGTATTTACAGTTCCGGAACCGGCTGAACTAGCAGCATATCCACCAATACCACCGCCGCCACTACCACCTGCGCCAACAGATCCACCATTAGTATTACCACCGCCGCCACCTGCAATAAAACCGCTTACCCCAAGACTTGCAGCAGTAAGTAAGGCTGATAATGCACCCCAATTAGTTACGCTATTAGTTCCTGCGCCACCAGCACCACCATTAGCACCTGAATTTGCTGCGCCACCAGCACCAGCACCGCCGCCACCTGCGCCACTTGTAGTGCTTGCAGTAGAAGTGCCACCATTATTACCTTGACCAGACGTTGCAGTTCCGCCTGCTTGTGATGAACCGCCGTCGGACATTCCACCGCCACCTGAACCGCCATTAGCACCGGGATTACCATAACCACCAGTACCGCCGCCAACAGATGCAGTTAAAGAACCTAATTGTGAATTAGCACCACTTGTAGTTCCGCTAGCACCTGAACCACCAGCACCAACAGTACAAGTGTAATTTGCGGAAGTTAATGATTGAGAAGCAAATCCTAAAACTCCACCAGCACCACCACCGCCACCACGACCAGCACCACCACCAGCTACTACTAATACATCAGCAGTTAAAGTGCCACCGCTAACTCCTAAAGTTCCATTAGAAGTAAAAACTCTGTAATTAAAACCACCAGTTGTATAAAGTGTGCCACCTGTTACAGCAAGAACGGCAGGTACATCTTTTAAGCTTGTAATCATGTTACCGATCATTATGCAACAGCCCCAACAATATACCAAGCATTAGCAGCAGTTTTAATACATGCTGCTGATTTATATTGCGCCACAGTTGGAGATGCAGCAGTAGAGCCAGCACTTAATACTGTTGTAGTTGCAGAAGTAGTTGCGCTAATTGTGCAAGTACCTGCGCCAATATTTAATACTGTAATAACTGTGCCTACTGGAAAATTATAAGTAGCATCTACCGGAATCTTAAAGGCTATCGCTGTAGCTTTATTCATAGGTATAAGCTGCTGATACTCGTCACCGCTAGCGGCCGTATAATCTGCTGTCTTAGCGGTCTGTACTGTAAAGGCTGGTAGTCCATTAAAAATCGCGGCAGTTAAAACGTCGCCGGTGACTGCTGGAAAAGTTGGCATTTAGAATCTCCTTAGTAAGATAGTACGTTAGTACCGAAAATTCCGTAATCGGTGCCGATTATGAAACTGTCGATAATGGGTTCAAGTGTACTAAAGACCGTCTTAAATACGTTCGGGCTGATTAGGTAAGACACGCCGAATATTTGTAAAGTCTTAGTTATGACTGATCCGCCGGGCTGCGTGGTAGATATTGTAATCGGGTCGAAGAAATCTAAGGCCATAGCAGCAATAATCCCAGAGTTATAATTAGGGGTGTTTAAATCTAGCTCTAAAGAGTCGCATCTAATCGTCGTTTCTTGTCGGCTAGCGACGTAGGCTCTGGCATAGTTAAGGGCTTCGGCATCGGTCATCATTAATAAATCATTTAAATAATAGGAGTGTAAAAAATACTTGGAAATACTGGCAGCATTGGTAGCAGTCTGAACGCTGCCGCCTGTCCGAGTAACGCTAGCAGAGTTAAAGATTAAAGCATCGTTTAATACCCAAGCAGCGTTAGCATAAGCAATACCAGTTCCATCATCTTTAAATACTGTAGGAGTAGCTGCTATAGATGAAGCAGTTAAAGCTCTATCTTGAAAGACAAAATTACCAGAAGCCGATACATATAGCGCCCCATATTCCGAGTCGCTGACAGTCTGCATCGCGGCCTGAGAAGTCCGAATCGTACCCGGATCATTTTGTAGGTAAGTTGAACCTGCATCTACGTCGCGCATAGTATTAGGCCAGTCTATTTCGTCCAAAATTTGATTTATTCTAGTGCCGCTTAAATCTCCAGCAGTGGCACCAGTGACGGTAGTTATCTGAGCAAGGTTAGCTAGTCTTAAAGCATCGACGGCCGTTATCGTTGTATAAGCTACTTCTGTAGCATCTTTAGGTTGAGTATTAACATACGAAGTAATAAACCCCGAAAATAAGTAATAAGAAATACTGTTATAAGTAGCTGTAATTTGTACTTTTTTCATTGGAGTAAGTAAAGAATAGTAGGGGCCGGTTTCGTTACTGGGGTTAAAGTTTCCGTTTTGATCGACTATTCTCATAGTTAAAGTACCTGTTTGGAATTGATCGGCTAAAGAGCTGCGACCACGAACAGTTTTAATATAATTTACCTGATCGCTTACATCTACAATAACTCCAGCGCTATCGCCGAACACGTTAGTACCAAATACGGCAGATCCTATTATCGCAGTCTGAGCGAAAGCCGGACCAGTAGAAAAGTTTATAGTTGCATAAACCGTAGGTAAAGCCATTATGTACCACCGGACAAGCCACCGGCAGGAGTAGTACCGCGACCCATTTTATTAATTTGTAATATTGTACGTGAAATTGTGTCTGTTAAATCTGAGTCGGATAATACTGATCCGGCTACATTTACATATACGTCGCCGGCATATTCACCGCGACTGACTGCACCCATATTAACTTGGGCTTGGCTAGGAAAATCAAATCCACCGCCACCGCCACCGCCACCACCACCGCCGTTAGATGGCGCTTTAGGGTTATATATATCGGAATATTCTCCACGTGCTACCGCACCCATTTTAAAAGCTGCAGCTATAAAGGCCTCAGTTGCTATTTCTGTACTACTTGCCAATTCTTCTAAAGCCTGCTCTGCGTTTCTAGTGGCTAAGTATTCTGCAGCCCTAGCAGCGTTACCATCTAAAATAGCCAATTTCTCAGATATTTTTAATTTAGTTTCTTCATCTGTAGCGAAGTTTAGAGCAGCCATTAAGCCGATACGCTCTACGTCGTATTTATCTTTTAATTTCTTTAATGCTTCTTCTGCTTTAAGTTGTACTACTAAAGCCTTACGCGCTTTTAATTCTTGTATTCTGGCTAATTCTGTAGCTGCGTTAGCGCCTAGACTATATTCAAAATTAGATTTAGGAGCGTTCATACCTGCCGAAGCCCCAGCCCCAGCGCGAGTTAGTAAATCAATAATGGAATTCTTATAAAGCAGGCTTAATATTTTAGATAATCCGATGTTATTACCAATATCAGATAATTTAGATCCAAGTACGCCTAGTCCTACGATTAGATTACTTATAGCTGTAGCAAGGCCTTCTATTTTCTTAGTAGTGTCGGCTATGCTGGTATTCTTACCCAAAGCAGTTAAAGCATCTAACAAACTTTTACCGATAGTTTCTGAAGCCCTAGCTGCAGATCCTCTTAATAGATCCATCTTGCCAGCGTAGGTTTCTAATCTAGCTTTAGCCTGACCTGAAAATTTCTCCTGCAATTCGGCCATGATTAGATCCATGTTGCCAGTAGCTAACGTGGCTTTACTTAGCCCTGCGCCTAGCCTAGATAGAGCTGTAGTCTGCCCAGAAAAGCCCTTAGCCATAGCTTGGCTGACCTCTTCGACACTGCGCCCAGTTGCGGCCGATACGTCAAGGGCAACGGCTAAAGCCTTCTGGCTTCTAGTAAGTGAGCCGCTAGCAGTAAGCAAAGTTTGGAAAGCCGGTCTTAAATGATCGTCTAAAACACCGGTCATTTTTTCTAAGTTGGCTATGTAGTATTCCACGTCCGGGCTAGAAAATTGGTAGCCGGTATTTTTTAATTGAGTTTCTAAAGACTTCGCTGCAGCTTGATCTTTAGCGAAAGCATCTACGGCCTTTTTACTATAGTTTAATAAAGCAATAGCACTAAAGGTTTTTAAAAAAGTAGCCTGTAAAGATTTAGTTTGCTTTTCAAAAAGGGATACCTGCTTAGATGCTTTCTTTAACCCTTTATCGTTAAAAGTAGATAAAATCGAAAATATTAAATTAGCCATTTATAGCCTGCCTAATTTCGGTGCGCTTTGTAAAGGTAGCGGCAGTCTTATCTAAGGCTTTTAATATACGTTGCATCGCGCGGCCTTGTTCTTCTGCTGCAGCTCTAAAGATTAAGCGGCCTTTCTGTTTATATCCTCTGTTATTACCGACCATACCTTGCGGCCTAGCATTTACTAGCGCCGGCATAGCAGCTATAAATTGAGCGCCTGCTCTCGGATTAAGTGAGTGCGAAATTTCTTTATTATTATTATCCACTTTAAGACCTATCCAAGGCGCTCCATTAGGATTTTTACGCCCTGCTATTTCGAAGATCTTGCCCGGTGCGCTGTTATTAGATACGTAGTTAGTAGCTGACCAGCCTTTATTATTTCGCTTATTACTGCCAGCGCTATATTTAATTCCATCTACTACCTGTTGGTGGTTATATTTAGGAAAAGTCCGGTACTTCATAGGGCCAATAATTCCAGCCGATTTAGTCCAGCCTGATAATACTTCTGTATCTTGGGGAGAGTAAGTTTTAGCCTTATCTATAATTGGAATCATGGCTGCGCGAATCTCGCCCTGTACTTCTTTTAATAAATCTTTATCCACTAAGGATAGAGCCTTCTTCATCTCTTTAATGCCGCTTACGTTTATTGGCATTTCTGATCTCCTTAGCTCTATCGCTTAAAACTTGAATAATGGCTTTAAGCATTTCTGGATCCATATCTATAAACTCTTTAGGCGCTATTCCAGTTTCTACGGCAAGTTGAGCCACCGTATAGTGCAGGCTTTCACGCCCTAAAGTTTTTTTTCGTCTTCTAATACCTCTACAGACTCCAGAGAATCTACAAACTCATTTAGAGTTAAAGGAGTAACTACTCCTGCCCTTCGGCAACACTCGAAAGCGAGAAAATAGATCTCACTCTGTCTTTCAAAATCCCGAAGCATCTTAGAAATTCCGGAGCCGTACTTAGTTTCGAAGGCCATTTCAACAGCAGGAGTAATTTTATGTTCAGTTACTTCGCCGTTAGCCCTTGTGATTTTTAGCCTTGCCATTAGATCCCCTTAGAAGGATACAGTAGTAGATACGGTTACTGTTGAATTAACAGTAAAAGTTATATTAGAACTGGCAGTGTCAGCGACGCCGCCTGCACCAACTGGGGTTAAGTTGTTTACCAACACAGAAAATTGATAACTGGGATTAGTAGCAGTCACTGGAGTACCTTTAACAGTAATCATAGATACTGAAATAGTCTGACCATAAACAGCTTGTAAGGTCGTATTAACCTGAGAAGCTGCCCAGTCATTAAAGAATTCCAGCGATAATTGCGCTGCTTCCAATCCTTTTACATAGACATGGCTGTTATTTCCCTGACTGGTGACCTCGAGTTCATCGAAGGTTTGTGTTAAAACTGCGCTACTCACGTGGTCGCTAATATCAATAGAAGGAGTAGTAAGTGCGCCGGAAGTGGCTAACTTAACTCCAACGTTATTATTTAAATAAATTGCCATTTGGTTATTCCTTGTCTTCTTCTATAGGTGCTGCTGTTGGTTTGTTTGCTTTCGGTGCATCTTTTAACTGGCCTGTCTTAATTAAGAAGGCTATTGCTTCTGCTTCTGTAGTCATTGTTTAACTCCAACTCGTAAGGATATTAACGGTTACTTTACATATTAGAAGATCTCCGCTCGCAGCCGTAGTAATTGACGGAGCCGAGATACTACTAACGTTATAGACTAAACTACCTGCATATAATTTATTAAATACTGCCACAATAAAAGTTTCCATGCCGGCTAAGTTACCTTTATTATCGAAAGCCGGTACAGCTATAAGAATATCAAAATTAGCCATAGGTGAAATATTTATTTGAGAATTATTACTAGGTGTTATATATGGGTCACTAGGAGTTACCGTTATTGAATTAGCTAGTAATTGAGGTGCAGGAAAAGCAAACGTGCTCCATACTCCAGCATTAGTTAAAGTAGTCGCTAGTGTGGTGCGAAGGGTAGTTATTGCGGCTGGCATTATCCGACTAACGAAGAAGGATTAGAATAAGGTTGTATCAGACCGCGAATACGATTTATCATCTGGTAACCCAATCTATAGGGTGATGCAGTTACTCCGTCCATACCATTACTTGCCATTGAAGTCTGCCGGGCCTGCCAAATATCTACCGCTAAAACCATGCTGGCTTGACGGATAGCCGGCGTGTTAGCGTAGGTGGCTGTCTTAGTATCTGGCCCGGTTGCCGTACCGTAGGGCAGCACGCGGTGGAAAGGATCATCGCTAGCTGTCTTCGCATATTGAATAACAGAATAACCATAAGGGTAAGTGCTATAAGCCCATGTACTCCAGAAAGCCGGTAATAAATTAGATGGTCCAGTAGTTCCCGGAGCTGATCCAGTTAAAGTATAAGTGCCGTTATAAGTCGAACCAGAGCCAGAAATCGTAACACTCTGCCCTTTTACAAATATTCCGGGATTAGCAAGCATGACAGTAGCAGTGTTATTACTAATCATAGTTGCCACTATTGGAGCAGAGTTAAACCATAAATACTGGTTTAATAAATCTTGCGCAGTTTGGCAAACTTCTTCTACTGTTGCATCTAAGTATAAAGTGCCAATTCCAAGATTATCTCTTAATTCCTGCATAGTCGTATAAGTTGCGGCCACGATAATCCTCTCGACTAGCTCTCTAGGGCTAAGGGCTACTAAGCCCTAGAGATTATTAATTAATCTAACTTATTAGGTTAGGTTATAGCGTCTTACGCCTGCGCCAACATTGGCCATTAGCGCCATGTAACCATAAATGGCTACTTGGATTTGTAAATTAGCAACAACATTTACAGACATGTAAGCCGTTGGGCTTTCAAATACTGTAATCGCTTCTGGAGTAATTACGAAAGCGCTCTCATCGATTGTAGTGCTTACAACGTTGCGAGATACGTACAGATCAAGGCCTAAGAAATTACCGCGAACAGAAGTAGGCGCAACATTACCGCCATTATTCATAGGGTTAGCGGCGGAATAAATAGGGCGCCCGGTGGTATCAGTAGCGCCAAGTAATAATCCCCATTGGCTAGATCCGCATAGATAATTCTTAGCAAAATAAGAAGTAGCTAAATAAGCTGCAGGTGCAGACTCAGTAGCGAAAGCAATTAAGCCGGCGCTTGTGGCTGCTTGTGCAGATGATTGAGTACCTTGTGCAGTTAAGAAAGAGATTAATGCAGTTTCGGTAACCTTATTATAATTATTTTGTAACTCAGTAGTTACAGCATCAAAGAAGCCCGGATCGCTGCGCTCCAGAAGCTCTATAGATATTGTCTGCATTCCGGAATACTTGGAGACTGTGGCTGACAAATACTCAGAAACAGCGTCGGTTTCACTTACTGCGCCTGATTCAGCTTCTACCGTAGTCGTAGGGTAGGTCGTAAATTTAGGCCGGTTTATGGTTAAACCAGAAGGTGGTAAGGCAGCGCGGCTTACAGTTTCCATAGCAGGACGACCGAAGTTGCCCTGAGTTGAAACAATAGAAGCCATGTACTGAGTTGGATTAAATCCAATTCCAGCAGAAGCAAAACCATCGGCTGCAGTTAGTGACATATCTTCGGCTGCAGTTACCCATAGCTTAGATTCATCATTACCTAATTGAGCTTTAATTTTGTGCATCGTGTATGCACCCTTGCTAGTAATTCCATGTCGAACAGTCTGAGAATTTAAAGCATGGTAGGGCGTGGTAAGTATTGGTCGAGAGGCTTCTACTACTGGAGTAGCCGCTTC